GGAGATTGAAGTGTTTTTCAAGATCCACATTTACTTGTGGTTCTGATGGAAATTCTCAGGTAGCGTTCGCGCCAAGAAGATTGGCAAACAATTACAACAATGCTGTTGATAATATGGTTCCCTTAATTCTCTATAGTAATGTCCCCAATCCTGGGGGCACTACCATGCCTCAACTTGATACTGGCGGTGCTCTTACCGTCAATTATTCTGCTGTCAATCACAATAGTGATTTCGATTTCGCTGAGGCTGCTAGTCCCTTACTGACAATAAGGCTAGTTGCCGCTGGTGTTAGAATTCGATACGCTGGTGCTGACATTTATAGGTCTGGTATTATACATGGAGTAATTACCCCTGGTCACCAATCCCTTTCCCTTTTAAATCTAGCTACTGCTGCCAATTACGAGACTTACTTTCGAGTTCCTGTCTCTAAACGGTGGACGTTTCTGACTTATTCCCCCACTCTACCTGCTGAATATCAGTATGATGAAGACGTAGCTGTCTCCTTTGCTGGTGAGGATAGCGTTCTTGGAGGGGCCGACTACCACTTTATGGGTATGTACATTACTGGAGCAAATCCGGGAAGTATTTTCGAATTCGAAACTGTACATATCATAGAAGTTGTTGGCCCCACAGTACGTGATCTAAAACCCGCTGAATCAGATATGCGTGGTTTGGAACTAGTTAATAATGTGGTTAGACCTGAAACCCAACTTGCCCTCAATATGGATGGCTCTGCTCGCATGTTGCAAAACATAATTCGAGGAGCTTCCATGCTTACAAATGTATCTGGTATGGTTGGTCGTGTCGGTTTGGGATATGCTGCTCGTGCAGCACGTAAAACGATACCACTTTTAATGGGATAATCTATCCCAGGGGGTTTTGAACTAATCTTGCTTCGGCATAACTTGTTTTCCCCCATCTAATTTGTTCCTATGACACCAAGGTGTTGGACTCATGGTCCTTCTATAACTTGGCGACCAGATTAGGAACTTTCACCCTTG